ATTCTCGTGATCGTGCAGGTCGGCGATACGTCGGTCGAAGTTCGTGCCGAGGCGGTGCTGTCGGCTCCGAGGTTTGGACCCTTGACGAACGTCTTCGCGTTCATCGAGAGCCTCATGCCGCTGCACATTCGCCCGACGCTCGGGCAGGGTGCCTACTGGTCGATGGCCCTCACCAGGATGCTTGAGATGTTCTCGGACAAGACCGAGTACATCATCACGCTGGACTACGACACGTTCGTCACGCAGTCCGATGTCGAGAGGCTCTTCGCTCTGGCGATGACCTGCCAGTGCGACGCCCTCGCCCCGATCCAGGCGAAACGCGAGGACGGGCGGCCGATGCTCACGCTCCTCGACACGATGGACGACCCGCCCGCAGACGGGAAAACAGAACTGCCGCTGTCGTGGTTCGCCGAGCCTGTGCAGCAGGTCGATACCGCGCATTTCGGCTGCACGATCATCTCGACCAGGGCGCTCAGGCGAACGCTGAAGCCGTGGTTTCACAGCAAGCCCGACGCCGAGGGCGGCTGGGGCGACGGGCGGATTGACGACGACTTGTGGTTTTGGCGTCAGTTCAAGGCGAGCGGCAACCGCCTCTTCATCACGCCGCGCGTGTGCATCGGCCACGGCGAGTACGTGATCTCGTGGCCGAGTAAGGATTTCTCGGGTCCGGTGTTCCAGCACACGACGAACTGGCAGCGGACAAAGCGACCGCCCGAAACTGCATGGAGGGTCGGCGAGTGACGACAATCAGAGTGCGGATGAATCGTGCATACGGTGCCTACAAGGCGGGCGAGCTCGTCGAGGTGGATGAGTCCTTCGCGGCGAGGCTCTTCGCGTGGGGCTACGCCAAGCGGGAGACGCAGCAATCGCTGATCGAGACGGCAGCGGTGGAGCCCGTCGCGGAGCGAGCAGACGTGACGCCACGACGCAGGGGGCGACGGCATGAATGACGGCAAGCGGTATCGGTCGCTCAAGGTCGCCACGCAGCCGGTTGTCGAACCGGTGAGCGTCGCCGAAGCCAAGGCTCACATCCGCGTCGATGACAACACTGACGACGCCTACATCGCTGCGCTCATCTCGGCGGCTCGCGAGTACTGCGAGACGTACATGGACGAGACGCTCGTGGACACGCAGTACGTGATGCGGCTCGATGCGTTTCCGGCGGTAATCGAGTTGCCCCGCCCGCCGATGAGCCAGACCGCCGGACGCACGGCGGTGTCGATCGTCTACACCGCGAGCGAGGCGGGCAACACGGCGACGCTCTCGACGACCGAGTACCGCGTCGATCGGGACGCGAAGCCTGGCACGCTGCGGACGCTCTACGCCGGATCGTGGCCGAGTCACCTCCTCGACTACGGCAGCGTGACGGTCACGTGGTGGGGCGGTCGTGGCGACGACGGCAGCAAGGTGTCGCCGAGGGTCAAGGCTGCGATCCTCATGCTCGTCGGGCAGTGGTATGAGCGACGCATGGCGGCCGACTCTGTGTCTCTCTCCGAGATGCCGTTCGGTGTGAAGGCGCTGCTCGACAGCGTCAAGTGGGGATCGTACACATGAACGGACGCATCATCGTCGATTCGCAGTTCACCGACACGGCGTCGTCCACCGGCGTGTCCTCGACGAAGGTCGCGTCGCTCCAGACCTCGAACGAGTACACGTCGGGCAAGGTCGCCGTCGTCTCTGGCACGTGCGGCACGTCAGCCGTGACGATCACGCTCGCCTCGCCTGGGTACACGGCGGCGTCGGGTTCTGCCGTGTCGTTCTCGTCTGTCTCTCGGATCGTGTTCTCGGCGACCGGCGCGACGCTTGTGAAGTGCGTCGGCGGTGCCACGGGCAAGCCGCTCGTGATGTCGCGTGCCGAGCAGGGTGCCGTCTCGGAGGTCGGTGCGACCGAGACCTCGCTCCAGGTGAGCGTGGACGCAACCGCTGGCACGTCGTCCTACACGTTGGTGATGTATGGCGATTGATCCCGGCCGCCTCCGTGAGCGAGTCACGATCCAGAGTGCGACCGAGGCTCGCAACTCGATCGGCGAGGTCGTGCAGACGTGGGGCACGTTCGCCGAGGTGTGGGCGAGCGTGGACGGTCTGTCAGGCCGCGAGGTGCTCCAGTCTGGTCAACAGCAGACCGAGGTGACGCACCGCGTGCGGATGCGATACGTGACCGGGCTGACGCAGCGGCATCGCCTCTCGTGGCGTGGGCGGATTCTGGAAATCACGAGCCTGCTCGAACACAACAACCGCACCGAGCACGAGCTCCTGTGCGTGGAGGCGATCGACTGATGGCGACCGCAGGGATCACGATCACGGCAGAGATCGCCGAACTGCGAGAGTTGCAGACGGCGATCGGTCGCATCCTAGAGCCGCCCGAAAAGGCTCGCATCATCGAAGAAGCGCTGAAAAAGGCGCTCGCCCCAGCGCTGGAGCGTCTGAAGCAAAACACGCCCGAGGGACCGACCGGCAACCTCAAGCGTGCGGCATCGGTGAAAATCGTGCGGTACTCAAAGGACGGCAACGCGGTCGGGCTGCTCGGCTACAAGCGTGCGGGGAAGGGTGCGAGCGAGTCGGCTCAGGGCGGTCGAGTTCGCAAAGGATCGGACCGTGCGTTCCACCAGTTCTGGCTGGAGCAAGGCACGAAAGACACTGTCATCGACAAGCTCTCGAACACGCCATACGCCCGCAAGTCGCACACGCGACGCAACCGCAGCGGCAGCGTCACGACTGTGCGGGCTCATCAAGTGAGCGGGCAGAATGCCTACTACGCCTCGTCGTTCAACAAGTTGGGGCCGTTCAAGATTCAGCCGACTCCCCGACCGCCCCGAGGCGAGGAAGGGCAGCGAGTGCAGACGACGCCCGGCTACCCGCAAGCGTTCTTCAAGCGGTCGGCAACGCCGATCACGATCAAGGGTCTGCGGGCTGGCGGCATCCTCGGCCAGCCGCCGCTGAAAACGACGTGGGATCAGACCTCGACCACCGTCGCCGAGATCCTCCAGCGTGAGTTGCGGATCTCGCTGGAGCGTGCCCTCAGCACGCTGACCCGTTCGGCTACGGGGAACCTGTGATGTCGTTCAAGTCACCCGAAAAAGCCGTCGCCGACGCCCTGCTCGCCGACGCGACGGTGGCTGCGATCCTCGGCACCCGGATCTACCCCGTCCTCGCCCCTGCCTCGGCAGCCCTCCCCTTGGCGACGTGGCGGCGTCAGGCGGTCACCCGTGAGACGACGCTCGGCAACACCCGTGGCGGGCTCCCGGTCGTGACGCTCGCCCTGGAGCTCTACGCCGAGACCTATGAGGCCGTTCGAGAACTGGCTGACGCCTGCCGGTCGAAACTGGATGGGTGGGGGACCGCCGTGGCATCCTCAGTATCAGTGCGGCACGTCGCGCTTCAGAACGAGCAAGACGGGTTCGTGCAGTTGGCAGGTGGCGACCTGCCTCCGGTGTTTTCGGTCACGCAAACGTACACGATCCTCTGGCAGGAGACCTGACGATGCCCGATCCCTCGACGCCTCATGACGGTGCTGGAACGGTCCTCAACCTGTTCGGCACCGTGTACACGGTGACCAACATCGTCATCAGCAACACGAACCCCGGCGCTGCCGCCGAGGCGACCGTGGACGTGGGGCACCTCGGCCAGACGACCGGCGAGACGCTGGCGACGCTGAGCCGTCCGCTCGTGATCCCGGCCGACGACGGCGGCACGGGCCGCTCGGTCACGTTCGACTACCTCGGCAAGACCATCATCCTCGACGCGGCGACGGGCACGATCACGATCACGACCGGCGGCACCACGCTCATCAACGGCAAGGCCGCCACCGTGTCGTCGAGCACGCTGACGCTCGCGACGAACGACGCGATCCGTGGTCAGGCGACGATCACCGTGGCTCGCTGACCGTGACGGAGGTCCGTCATGGCCACACGAGTCTCGGGAGTTGCTGTCACGTGGGGCGGCACGCAGATCGAGCAGGTGTCTAGCGCCACGCTCGATCTCGTCCGTGAGATGCCGGTGGCTCGCACGGCACGGTGGACCCTCGACCTGGGCGAGGTCACGCTGCCAGCGTTCACCCGAACGGCGCTGCCCGAGAGCCAATACGGCGTGCGGGCTCGCCTCGTGATCACGGCGCAGAACGACCAAGGCACCGCCACGTCGAGCACGTTCACGGTGTTTGACGCGGACTGCGTCTACCTCGGTGCCGAGCTCCGTGGCGAGCTCAACGGGGTCTGGCAATTTGACCACCGGTTCAAAGTCATGGATACGGTCGGCGTGACCGCTACGTATCCATCGTGAGGTGAGTAACACATGGCGACACTGACGGCAGAGCAGATTCTCGCAAGCAACGACGCCGGGCTCATGGGACCGATCACCGTGCCCGAGTGGGGCGGTGACGTGTTCATTCGCGTGATGAGCGTCGGAGAGCGTGACTCCTATGAGCGGTTGTGGATTGGGAAGAAAGACTCCGGCATCGAGAACTTCCGGTCGGAGTACCTCGCCCGCTGCCTATGCAACGAGAAGGGCGAACTCCTGTTCACCCGCGCCCAGGTCGTCGCACTGGCGAGCCGCAGCGGTGCGGTCGTCGGTCGGCTCTTCGACTCGGCGCTCAAGCACAACAACATGACGGAGGCCGATGTCGAGCAGTTGGCAAAAAACTAAACGCCTCGCCATCGCGGAGGTTTCTCTTCGCGCTGGCGGGGCATCTGCGAATGACCGTTCGCGAACTATGCGAGCGGATGGATTCGCGGGAGTTGAGCGAGTGGATGGCATACACGCGGTACTTCGTCCCGCTCTCCGACCCGTGGCTCCAGACAGGACTGCTCGCCTCAATCGCGATGGCACCGTACACGGACCCGAGGAAAGGCAAGCCGCCGACCGCAGAGGATTTCATTCCGAAGGCAAGACCACCGCAGCACGAGTCGCAGGACCGCGAGGCGATCCTGCGTCTGCGACGTGAGATGGGAATCGTGGACTGAACCATGGCGAACATCCTCGGACTCGCGCTGAAGATCAGTGCGGACTCGACGCAACTGAAGCTCGATCCGGTCGAGCGTGCGCTGCAAACTCTCGGCAAGGAAGCCGACAAGGTCACGAAGATTTTCGACGAGTTCGCCTCCACTAGCGAGGCCGCCGCTAAGGCGCAGGACTCTACGGCGAAGGCACTGCAAGACCTCACGGCTGCAAGGCGAGCCGGAACGATTTCCGCCGAGCAGTTCGCCAAGTCGTTCGAGGACGTTCGCAACGCCGCGACCGAGGAGGCGACGGCGCTGCGTCGCGCCGCTCAGATCACTGAGCAAAACATCACTCCGCTCCAGAGGTATGAGCGTGCGGTTGCAGAGCTACGGGAGCAGGTGGCTGCGGGAAGGATTTCGCAGGACACGTTCAACCGCGCGATGCAGGCCGCCAGAACGGACCTCGATCGCACGTCGCAGTCCGCCAAAGGCACGGGCACGCAACTCGAAGGCATCTCGCGTCAGCTCACAACCATCTCCCGGCTCCAGATCGGGCGGGCAATCGTCGATGGGTTTCAGGTGCTGTCCGGCGCTGTGCGTAGTGCGACCAGCCAGATCAGCGGCATCGTGTCGAGTGTGTCCACGTCACTCGATTCACTCAACGACCTGAGCAACCGGATCGACGTGCCGGTTCAAAAGTTACAGGGGCTCGGTCTCGCCGCGAAACTCTCGGGCGTGGATACGGAGCAGTTCGCCACGGCGGTGACGCGGCTCGGAGTGTCGATCGGTAAGGCTGACCCAGGCGGTGCGTTTGATAAGACGCTCCGCTCGGTGGGCGTCTCGCTCGCCGAGATTCGCGGGCTGCGGCCCGAGCAGCAGTTTGAGGCGATCTCGGCGGCGATCGGTGCGTTGCCGACATCAGCCGACCGTGCCGCTGCCGCCGTCGAGATCTTCGGCAAGCAGGGCGCGGCCCTCGTCCCACTGTTCAAGGAGGGCGCTGCAAGCGTCGAGGAGCTCACTGCGAGAGCCGAGCGTCTCGGGATCATCGTGGGCGAGGATCAAGTCGCCAGCATCGCCGAGTTGAATGACGCGTTCGACCTCGTGCGGGCGACGGTCGAAGGCATCATCGGTCAGGTGACAGGCAATCTCGCGCCGGTGGTCACCGCGTTGGCCGAGGACTTCCTGACATTCGTCGAAGGCTTTGAGAGCACCGAGGCCACAGGCGGCACGGCGCTAGCCGATCGAATCACCGACGCTCTTCTAACTGGAGCGGAGGCGCTCGCTGGAATCTTTGACCGAGTAGTTGCAGAGTTTCAGCAGTTCACCGTGGCGATCGGCGATGTCAGTGATGTTTTCGCCCGCGTAACTAGCGGTCTGCAGGCGGCTTTCGATGTTGGCCGTGCCTTGTTTGAGCTCGGACAGTCGATTGTTTCTGCGGTCACATTTGGCATCGGCAAGATTCTGGAGCAATTGGGGCGAATCCCTTTCCTTGCTGATCTCGGAGAGACCGGCCGAGCGCTGGCTGACGCTGCCTTCGAGCAGCTAGAGCAGAACGCTGAGCAATTCAAGAACTCTGTCGATTCGGCGATCGTCAACGCAGGTGATGCAATTTTTGGCGAAACCCCCGCCGAGGCTGGCGAGCGTGGTGCTGGCGCAGCCGAGCAGTACATCACGAACTTCCGGTCGCAAATCGAAGAGGCCCGCTCTCCTGAGTTCCGAGTCGAAACAAACATCGAAAGCACCCGAGAGGCATTCGACTCGTTCTTCGGCGGTCTGGTAGATGATTCAAGCCGCGTAACCGGGCTTATGCGGGACTTCGAGGCGGCAGTCGCGGCTGCACAAGCAGACGCCGCACTCACGGCAGATGAGATCGCGCGCATCAACGAACTACAAGAGGGCGTCAACGCTGCGATTCAGCAGGAACTCGCCCTGCGTACCGAGGCGGTGACGGCGGCTCGCGAGCAAGCAGACGCAGACGCCAAGCGAATCGAGTCGCTTCTCAAGACAACCGACGCAACGCAAAAAATCATTGATGACTTGTCGGCAGTCGAGCGTGAAATCGCCCGCGTTCAACAGGAGATCGCCGAGACCGGCACAGGCGACAGCGGTGCCGCACAGGGGCGACTCGATGAACTGCGGGCGCTGCAGGGGCAACTCGACGAGCAACTGCAAGCCGCAGCCCAAGGGTTCGAGGGTGGCTTCGAGAAGGCGTTCGAGGCGACGGGCCAGAACTTCAACCGGCTCGCGGAGCAGGCGCAGCAGTTCGGTCAGGCTGGATTCGACGCCGCCGCACGCCTTCAAGAAGGCATCGCCGCCGCACAGGAGCAAGCACGCGACGGCATCCTCAACCGTGAGGCGTTCGAGGCCGAGGTCGCCCGCCAGCAGCAACTCTTCGAGCAGGAGATCGCGAACGTCAAGGCGGTCGCAGACGAGCGAGCGAAGGTCAACGAACTCGTCGATCAGCGTTTTCTACTCGCCCGGTTCGGTGGCGATCAGCAACGTCTCACGGCGGCGCAGAACCTCGCGGCACTGGAGCGAGAGATCGGGCGCGTTCAGGCTGACGTTCAAGCGGCTCGTGCTGCCGTCT